AAAAGCTACAGCAATTAGGTAGTGTAGTTGAACGAATAAATGGGTCATTAGACTTAGTGTTTAATAGAATATTACCTATGTGTTTACGCGTTGGCTTATTGCCTGAACCTCCCGCAATTTTACAAAACCAACCGATTAAAGTTGATTATATTTCAATGTTAAATCAGGCACAAAAAGCAAGTGAAGTTAATGGTATAAACCAATTTGTATCAACTATAGAAGCAATGGCAAGTGTTAACCCATATGTTATAAAGATGTTGAATTACGATAACATTGTTAAAGAGCTTGCGGAGAGATATGGAGTCCCTGCTCCTATCGTTAAAACAGATCAACAAATTCAAGAAATGGAGCAAGCACAAGCACAACAACAACAACAACAAGAGCAAATGCAACAAATGCAAGCGTATGCAAATGGGGCGAAAACATTAAGCCAAACTAATCTAGATAATAACAATGTTTTAGGTCAATTGTCGCAACAAATGGGAAATAGTGGGTAAATTATGAATGCAGATATTTCAGATTATGAAGCAGAAATTCAAAAAAAAGAGCATGAAGAAAATTTTTATAAGTTTGAAATGAAAAAATTATTAGGTAATGAGTCTTTTAAAAAATTTATAAATAAAATTTTAGACTTTTCTCAAATATATTCATCTCAATTTAATACCGATTCTAACTATATGTATTTTAAGTGTGGTAAGCAATCAGTAGGAAAATATATTACAGATGAAATTATAGAGATATCAGAAAAAGAATTTGACTTATTTGAAGAAATTAAGGAGAAATAATGGAAAATATAGAAACAAATACAGAATTAAACAATAGTGAATCAGAAAATACTGCCTTAGGTCAAGATTCTAATTCAGTCACAGAAATCACTGCGTTAGGTAGCGATAATGATGTTGATTCANAAGATAATAATGATATTAAAGAAGAAAATAATAAAGAACCTCATAACGACAAAGAAAATGATCAAAAAGAAGANAATGAAGATCATAAAAAAGAAGATGATATACCAGAAGANTATGAAAAATTTAAAATTCCTGATGGTCAAGAATATTTAGAAGATCAAGNTCAAGAATTTTCAGAAATATCTAAAGATTTAAAATTAAGCCAAGATCAAGCTCAAAAATTAGTAGATTTACAAGTAAAGATTAATCAAAAGTATAGTGATCAGCTAAATGATACAAGTGAAAAATGGCTTACAGAATCAAAAAATACTTTTGGAAACAAGTTTAATAATGTTTTATCGACTGCAAGCAAAGGACTTGATTTTGCGTTCGGTGATGACGCAGGCTTTGTCAAAGAAGTCTTAAACAATACCAGACTTGGTAATAACCAAGCGTTTATAAAAGGATTTTACAACATTGGTAAACAAGTTCAAGAATCTGGATTTGTGGCAGGCAGTGGCAACACGGCACCATCAAAAACGACAGCAGAAATCTTGTACCCAAACAGTAAATAAAAGAGGAAATAAAAATGGCAATATTAGGTCAAACATTCCCAGACTTGTTAGATATGTATGCTACAAGAGATGGGAAAGGTAATATAGAATCAAAAATAATTGAAATGTTAATGCAAACTAATTGCATCTTAGAAGATATACCTTGGATGCAATGCAATAGCAAAGACACTCATAAAACAACAATGAGAACAGGAATACCTGAACCTACATGGAGAAGATTTTATCAAGGCGTACAGCCTGCTAAATCATCTTATACACAAATAACAGATGCTACAGGAATGCTTGAGGCAAGAAGTCAAATTGATGCAGCTTTAGCTAAAATTAGTGGTGATGTTGCACAATTTAGATTAAATGAATCTCAAGGTTTTTTAGAAGGTCTATCTCAAGAAGTAGCTAATACTTTATTCTATGGAGATACAGCAGGTAATCCAGAGTCATTTTTAGGATTTGCTCCGAGATTTAGTGATAAGACAGCAGAAAATGGACAGCAAATAATAGATGCTGGTGGAACTACTGCAAATGCTAACACTTCAATTTGGATAGTTTCATGGGGGGAAAACTCATGTCATGGCTTATACCCAGAGGGAACTGTTGGAGGAATAGAAAGACAAGACGCAGGTGAAAACCCATCAGCAATAGCTCCAGACGGAAAACTATTTAGAGCATATGAAGAGATATGGAACTGGGCTTGTGGTCTTACTGTAAGAGATTGGAGATATGTTACAAGGATAGCAAATATTGATGTAAATAATTTAAAAGATGGCTCAAAAGTAGACCTTTATGGTTTCTTGAGAAAAGCATTTTATCAAAATAAATCTACATTATATTCTCCTAGTCATAAAACATATTCTGATGGCAATGTTCAAGGGACCCCAAGCACAAGGACAGTAATATACTGTAACCGTGATGTTATGGAATCTTTGGATGCTCTAGCATCAAATGCTGGTACAACTGATAATTTTGTCAGATTAACACCTATGGAAATTCAAGGGAAAGAAGTTCTTTCTTATCGCGGCATTCCAATTAGAGTATGTGATGCTCTAGTAAATACAGAATCTAAAGTAGTATAAAAGGAGATAATAAAATGTTATTAAGTACACAATCAATTTTTAGTGATGCTCAAGTTGTAACTGCAACTGCTGCATCTACTAATATTATAGATTTTGGCGAGCCTGGAACTCCAGTATATTCAAACCAACTTACACCAGATATGGGAATGGGAACAAAAAGTATTCATGTGTGAGTTAATGGAAGATGCAAATACTGACGCAGGAGCAGCAGGTGATGAGTCTTTAACTGTTCAAATAGAGACATCTAGCGATTCAAGCTTTACGCATTCAAGAGTATTAGCTGAATCTAAATTTGAATACCATGTTAAAGGAACTCGTTTGCCAGTTAAAACATTACCATTACATTGTGAAAGATATGTACGTCTTAATTATGTTGTTGCTGGTACTAAACCTGATTATAAAATAACTGCTGGATTTGTGGCAGGGTATCAAGGTTTTAGAAAATAAAAATAAAGGCAGGCGAAAACCTGCCAACAAATTTAAGGTTATATAATGGCTAGTTCAATTGTTGAAGTTTGGAATATTGCATTAGGCTACTGTGGTCATTTTTCAACAGTGAGTGCGATTAATGAAAATTCATCAGAGGCAAATATTTGTAGAACATTTTTTAGTTCATGTTTAAAATCAGAGCTTTCAATATCAAAATGGGATTTTTCTGTTAAAAGAAGTAAATTATCATTAATATATGATGGCTTTAGCTCTGATAATAATATTGCTCAAGATTATAGATTTATTTATGCTTATCCTGCTGATTGTTTAGCACCATTATATATATTACAAGATTACACTGATTTAAATAAAAATGAACACTATTTAAAATATAAAAGACAATCTTTAAATACTATATCTTTTGATACAAAAATAATTAATGTTTATGATTATTTAGATGATTTATCAAACAGTAATAATAACAAAAAAGTTATATTTACAGATAAAGAAAATCCTATATTAGAATATAATTTTTATCAAGAAGATGTAAGTTTATGGAGTCCTCTTTTTGTTGATTTAGTCTCATTGTCATTGGCTATGAGAATAGCAAATCCATTGAAAATGGATAATGGACAAACAATGTCAGCAATCAGCAAACAATATGAATATGTTTTAAATAATGCTTTAGCAATTAATTCTCATTCATATAAAAATGATCCGATTTTAACTACAGATTCTGTATATTCAAGGGTAAGAAATTTATGAGCGTAAATATAGTACAGCCAACTTTTGCAGGCGGAGAAATTTCGCCATCAATGTTCGGCAGGATTGACCTGCAACAATATTATAATTCTGTTTCATTAATGAGTAACTTTTATGCAAAAAAAACTGGTGGAGCTTATAAAAGACAAGGTTTTAAGTTTATTTCTTCATCAAAGGGAGTAGGAGAAGTTAGGCTAATACCTATGCAGATAGAGCATTCTATTAGTTATGTTTTGGAATTTGGGAAAAATTATATTAGATTTTACGCAAATGGTGGCATACTCAAAGATGATAAAGGTGACATAGTAGAAGTAGCAACTCAATTTGAAGAATCTGAATTATATGACATTAAATACACCACATCAAAAGATGTAATGTTTATAACCCATAAGAAAAAAGGTATATTTAAATTAACTAGAAAAACTGCTTATACTTTTGAATTATCTGATTTTGATTATAAATGGGGTGCATTTCAAGCAGAAAATATCAAAAATATTTATATGAAGTCATCAAGCCAAACTGGTACTGTTACATTATCAACAGATGCTACTGGTGAAGTAATTAGCACTATTACTTACTTAAATAATAATACAGAGAAAAATGGAGTTACTTTTAATTCAGTAACTAACACAATAGAATCAAAAGATAGTTCATTTACCGCTTTTAATGCTCTAAAGAATGGGGATAGTTTTACTATTAGTGGATCTAGTAGTAATAATAAATCTTTTATTTTTTCAAATTATACTTTAGTTGATGGAAATAATGTTATCCTATCTGACGGAAGTGAACCAATTTCATCAGAAGTAATTAAACCAGTAACTGGTGACCCAACTGTAACACTAACAATTACATTGAGAAATGGATTCCCTGGAGCTGATTATTTTACTAGTAATGATGTTGGTGCATTAATACGATTTAGATCAGTTTTAGAGAGTGAACATGATAAATGGGAACCTGAAAGGGTTGATGACACAGGTAAATCTAAACCATATGCAGTTAATACTACTTGTTCATATGAGAAAAATGTTTATAAAAACGTCTCTGGAACAGCTGAATCTGGTGTAAGACCACCGATACATACGGAAGGTGTTGTTAGCGATGGCGTTATTTTATGGGAATACATGCACAGTAATCAAGGATATTGCAAAGTTACATCGGTTACTAATGCAAGATCAGCAACTGCAGAAGTGATACAAACATTACCAGAAAAAGCCTTAAAACCTAATAAAATGTTTGCTAAATCATATTGGGGTAGCGGAGATGGCTATGGTTACCCTAATGCTATTTCTTTCCAACAAGGGCGTTTGTGGTTCGCTGGAACAGAATCATTCCCAGAGGCAGTATGGTCCTCTGTTTCAGATGATTATAATTCATTTAAAGTAGAATACCCTGTAGAAGATAATGGTAGTATTTCATTATTTTTAAATTCTAATAAATTATCAAAAGTAGAGCATTTATTCCAATTGGGCGATTTAATTGCATTATCAACTGGTGCTGAATGGGTAATTAAACCTCAAGGAGATTCAGTTTTAACACCGAGTTCTGCAGGTTATTACTCTCAGTCAAATGTTGGCTGCTCAAATGTAAGACCTATAAATATTGATAGCAAAGCGTTATACATGGATGGAACACAATCTAGAATTTATGATATAGGATATAACTTTGAATCTGATAAATATATTGGTGAAGATATAACTATAAAAGCGAATCATTTATTTAGAGGGCATTCAATTATTGATTGGTGTTATGCCAGAGAACCTAATGACTTAATATTAATGGTAAGAGATGATGGTATACTGATCGGTTTGACATATTTACCGACACAACAAGTATACGCATATCATAGACATCATACGGATGGCAAAATTAAAAGTATTTGCTCTGTTATGGAAGACAACAATAGTAAAGTATATATGGCAGTAGAGAGAACAATAAATAATGAAAGCAAAATATATATAGAATCTTATGCAGATATTGAAATAGAAGACCAAAATAAAGCTTTTTATTTAGATAGTGGGTTGGTTCTTGATCAAACTAAAGAAAATCATACAGCAGATATAACATCTGGTAGTTATAGGCAAGATATAAATATAACAATTAGTAATGATTTAGATGTTAATGTTGGAGATTATTTAGTTTCTGACAAGGGCTTAAATATATATGTTAAAACAAAAAGCGGGACATCGCTAACGGGTAAACCATCTGAAAATGTTACAGCAAGCACCATATCAATTGCAGGTATCGGAACAAAAACAATTACAGGCTTAAGCCATTTAGAGGGGAAAACAGTTATATGTTATGGTGATGGTGCAGTATATAAAGACTTGTTAGTATCGAATGGGTCAATATCACTACCAAAACCAGTAATTTATGCTGTTGTTGGTCTTCCATATGATGCTGACTTACAAACTTTATCATTAGAGCAAAATATGCAAATGCAGGGAAGAAGAAGCAATGTAGGCGATGTATTAATGCGTTTGTATAAATCAAGAGGTATATATGTTGGTACTAATAAAAATGATTTAGTTCAGTTTAAAGCTAGAAGTACAGAAGATTATGGGCAACCACCTGGATTAAAAACAGGAGACTATAGAATAGCAGTAAATCCAAAATGGACAAATAATGCTGTTATTTTTGTTGGAAGTCGTGACCCATTGCCACTAAATATAGAATTATTATCGCCTACAATAAATACTGGAGGAAGATAATGTTAAATTATAGGCTTCCGATTAAATCAGATGTAGAG